CTGCTTTTGTCCATCTTTCATCCATTCTCTGTAAGTCAATCGCCCTTGCAATAAAACTTTGCTTCCGCTCTTAGTATATTTTGCTAGAACATCTGCTATCTTTTCATCCCAAACAACAACCTTATGCCATTCAGTTTGTTTTTCTCCTGCCATTTTCCTGTGTGTTGCAACACTAAGGATGGCATAGTTGCCACCCTTAGAAGTTTGTTTTATTTCAGGATCACGACCTAGATTTCCTACGATTGTGATTGAGTTATACATTGGACTCCTTTCCATTTAACTCTGTTAGTTTTGTTTCATATAAAGTTTTGGTATGTTGATATACTGCTGGAGCATCTGACTTTGCTTTAGTCATAGCTTTCTTGTACATCTGTCCATATCCTTTGAGAACCTTTGCATTAGTAGCAAGTTCAATTTCATTTTGAAACTTCTCCAATACATCAGTATCACTCGCACCAACCTTATTGTTATTAGTATTAGTTTGACTTAAATCCATTTCATCTTCTGAATAGACGAAGCCATGTAATCCTAATAGTTTTAAGATTGCACGATCTACTGCTCGTTTCTCTGCCATAGCATATGGGTAAGCATTCTTAGTATTCTTAGGACTTGCTTCTCCATAAGTAATAACTGTATCGCCATTTCTTTTAGCAATACATTTAATACAAACTATGCCATCTTTTGAATTGGTTTCTATTTCGGTAAGGTCATAACTTATTGAGTTCTTTGCACCTGCGATCTCAATAAATCTATGATACATAACCCAAGTACCATGACAATCCCATAAGCATTGCTTAGGATCAAAGCCAAGTTTACTCAGTATTTCCTTTACTCTATTGTCTAGCGGTTTAGCCATATCTACCTCCTTTGGTTTTGTTTAATGGTTAAGTAACCTGCTTTTGTTCTTGTAATAAGAACATTGTTACCTGTAGCTTTACGACAATCATCAGGTACAAATCCTTTTAAGATTGATCCTAATGCTTTATGTTCATCAGCTACAGATTTTGTTTCTTCCCATCTACTTGCATGAGAAAGAAATTCATTGTTGCCTGTTTCATTAAAGTCAATTGTATTCATGTCATTGATTTTAATTTTACCTGCAAGTTTAGGTAATTCACTTGTATCAAGTTTCTCAGGTTCTTTGTCTTGTTCAACATAAGACCAAAAAGATTTTTCTATTTCGTATAGTTTCTTTTGATAGTCTTTGTCAGCATCAACCTTACATACTTCATGTCTTTGATTACCAAAGATGACAGATAAATATGCATAATCATATTCACTAACCATCAAGTAATGTTGTACTTGTGGCATGTATGTACTGATACAATTGTCTAAGGTATTGTTTGAATTGGTATGTTTAAGTTCAATGATAGTTTTTTCTTTTGCTCCAACAAGATCATATGATGCGTGCATAAACTCTTTCTTGTTTGGCACATCAACATCTTGAAGTATTGGATCAATAGTAGATATTCCTGTTTCTTTTTCAAAGAATAATCTATTAACTGTTTCGGTATGTAATCCTATCTGAACAGGTAAGTTCCAAGATAAGTCCTCAGGTTCTTGTCGCTTGGTCTTTTCAAGCCAAAGGGTATGCCAATCGCCACGCATAATTCTATTCGCATCTGATCCGCCTAGAATAGTTGAGCGATCTACTACCTCAATTGGAGTTTTCTTAACTTCATTAGTTTTCATATTTACTCCTTATTTGTTTTATTTATATTACCATTTTGTACATATAGTTCAAGATCATAAAAAGTCTTTGTTATGTTTTGCAACCAACCCTTGTGATATTCAAAGTTGGTTTCCAATCTATCAATAAACTCTTTAGGCAATGGTAATCTTGGATATTTGAATGTTTTGATAATGTCATCAGTACATTCTTGAAGCATTGAACGAGGGTATTTTAGAAGTATTCTAAAGTATTGTTCTAACCCTAGTTCATTTGGTATGTTTATTGAAAAGGTACTAGCAATAGTTTCAATACATACTGCTATATCTTTCCGACTACAAGGTTGTAGTTTTGTAGCCATAGTTTGAATAATATTAATTGCTTCGGTATCAATATCATTCTTCACTAATCTTTCTGATCTTCTCATTGCTTGTCTTATCTCCCACACTCGCAACATCATAGATTCTTTTGCGTCTTTCTTGAATAGATTTGGAATCATATGGACTGTTGAATGTTTTAGCTTGTCCTCTATTGTTACTAAATTGGATTGATCTTCTAATCCAGTTTCTAAAACAAGCATCCCAGTCTGCTTTAAGGACTCCATTACTTTTGTAGTAATCAACGAATTGTTCTTCTTCATATTTTAAATCAACCTCACTTCCATAGTTAGTCATTAAATAATTAATTAGTTCTTCACTCGGTTGCCAATTATCAGGCGGTGTTTTGAATTGGTGCAATACTAACTCACAATCTAAAGCATTAGCCCAATTGATAAAGTTAGATGCGTTAGGTATTTTTTTCTGACTCTCCCATGCGGTAACGAGAGAGTCAGCTACACCTATCTTTTGTGCTAGTTCTTGTGCAGATATTCTAAGATTTATTCTTCTTGTTTTAAGCTGAGTAACCAGCTGTCTGTACAACATACTCTTTCCAATCTAAGTTGTCTGCATAACTTCCTCTTGTATTGAAGAAGTTATCATACTTAGGATATTCAGCCATGAACATCCTAGAGTAAAATGGTTTGTAGTCATTGTTGATTTTGTAATCTTTATCAGTTGTAACAACACTTGTTTCCCATCTGATACGATTAATAATCATTTCACTTGACAATCTAACATGACCTGAATTGATTGCTTGAAATGTAAACTTGCAAAACAATTTATACACTTCAGGATTCTTTGCATGAAAAGATTTAAATTCACTTACTAAATCTCTTAATGCTTTATCTAATTCATTCATATTTTCCTCCATCAATTACTTGAAGTATTTTTGGACTAGCTACAACATCTTCTACATTAGGAGTTTCTTTAAACTGTTTAAGTAAATCTCCAATTAAACTATCAGGTATGTTGTATAGCTTACATAGATCATAAAACTTTTCTAAACCTATGTTGTTTATTCCTCTTTCATACTTCTGTATTTGTTGAAAGGTTACATTTAAATGTTTGGCCGCTTTGGTTTGCGTTACTTTTTTGGGCTGACTATCCCTTGTAGTACGCAACCAATCAGCAACATTTCTATAAAATGTACTACTCATTTTTTCCTCCTTTGTTTTTATTAAATGGATGTTTAGGATCAAGGTCTGCTCTAATTTCTGTAAGTTTTTTTAATAGATAAAAAACTATACCAAAATTAGGTGGTTCTTTTATCTTGATTTGCACTTGCGGAAAGTCTTTATGATAATATGTATGATACCCATCTTCATCAGATAGTACATCAACACATTTAAGTTTATCTACTTTCATACTATGCTCCTAGTTCTATTTGTACTTCAGTATTATCATTACAATCTTCTCCAAATTTAATCTTAATAGATTTTAATGTAGAAAATTCATGATTGTTAAAGTCGCTTTCATCAGTACTTGATTGCCATATTCTACCAACGAATTTGACTTTTGCATTTGTATCAATGGCACATACTTTTTGTATTATCCATTTCAACTGTTCACTATTTACTTTCATGCTACCTCCTTGATTGCATTTGTTTGTGGTTGTAAGTTCTTGCAATATTCAAACGCTTTGTTTGCAAGAGATGACGCTTTCCAAATTGCATCATCATTTTCTTCTAAACATTTAATCCAAGAGTTAAGATACTGTGCATGATCTTCTCTTGGACTTGAAGTAATGTTTAGATGTGTTGCTATGAAACAAGAACCTAGTTCGGCTACGAGTTCTTCAAACGCATAGTCTTTAGAACCAAACCTTGTTGATAGCTCCCTGTTACACCTGTCTTTATGACCTGTCCAATGAGTCATCTCATGGAACAATGTGGTGTAATAGTTTTCAGTTGCGGTACTGTGTTCAGTATTAATGAACGCATCTTTATCAGGCATACAAATATAATCCATACTTGGAACATAGTATGCTCGATCTCCGCTCTGAATCTTTGCTTTGGTATTAGTGATAAAGTTTTCTGCATGAGTAACATCATTTACTTTGTTCTCAAATACATCAAACTTATCAAACCTAGATGTATTACCCTCTACTTGTTCAACATTAAATACATCAAACATTCTAAGGTATCTTTGTACATCTCCTCGTTTACCATTCATTTCTATTCTTCCTTTGTCATGTTCTTTGAAGTATTGTTTGAAGAATAGTAACTTGGTACTCTTTTCTCCTTTGCTAACTTGACATTCATGCTTAGCCCATTGCTTGTATGTACCCCAAACTTTTCGGTCATACTTTGCAAACGCTAACCACATACAGTTAATACCTGTATAGTTGTGGCCATCTACTGAAATAAACCTTTTGTTAGCCCAAGGTTTAGTCCACTTGCCACCTTTCTTCATGAGGTCAATTAACTTTGTAGTTAATCCTTTTACTACATCATTTGGTTTCATTATTCCTCCTTGTTTAATATTCCAACACACTTATTAGTTCCATTTGGAAAACCAGTAAGTAAATCAAAAAACTTGTGATTATCTACACCAAGTTTGATAACTGCTTCTTCAATATCTGCCCATCTGAACAGCATATCGGTAGTTACATTTATCATTCCCTCTCGATCATCAAGTGGTTTGATAGATTGTTTTTTCATTTTTCCTCCTATGTTATTATTAATACGATCAATCCAAACAGAAGCATTACCCAAGAATAAAACTGTAAACTTGTCATAATACCTCCCTTATCTTTTTGTATTGCTTTCGTATTTCATTTGCTTCTTGATATACCTTTCTCCATTTTTCTTTATCAGGATTGTTAGGTTCAAGTTTAAGGTAGTCAAAGACTCCCTTGCAAATATCATTTAAACTATTCTCAATTTTACTTGCACGATACAATGCTTGTTGTTCTTCGTATTGAGTTTGAGTTATTTCTTCATCCATTTTTCCTCCAGTTTAATTATCTGTTGATGAATAGAATTAATTACTTCTTGATCTAAGCACTTCATCTCAACGCAGATTTTGTAAGCCCTGCGTAATGCGTTCAGATCATCAAGGCTTTTTGCATCCTTGACTTTGTTAAGAAATAATAAAGTTAATCTAGAAAACATGGAGTCCAATTGTTTGCTATTGACCTCCATGATTCTTTCTATTTCTATTTCGGTGTGGTGTTTAGACATTCCACAACCTCAGATACTTTAGTTTTTTTGGTAATCAATTGACGCTTCTTTAGTGCGTATTGCTTTCTCAGGTTCTTCATGAACACAGGAAAGTCTTTTGCTTTACCTTTGTAAACGATCATAATGATCTCCTTTCATACTTCAAGTTGCATTATTACTTGTTTGTTCTATTAAGTCAATAGCTAGTAGCGACCTGTGAAAGATCGCTACCAGCGTGTTGCATTTATGCAACTTTCTTAATAGGGTGTTTTGCTAAGAGTTCATCAACCTGCTTAGCTGTTGCTGTATTCTTGACAGCATCAGGGTTGTTACTCTTGACTCTAGGTGTATAGTCAGCACCAATCCTAGATTTAAAAACAGCTTTAGCTACGTTGATGAATTGTTCGTAAGCTATAGCTTGTTCTTGTAGCTTCTCGATAGCTTCTACATCCTTTTGCATCGAGGTATCAGCTACTTCGCTTCCATCATAACTTCTTCGTTTCCCTCGAAGTCTAGCCATAATGTCATGCATTAGGTTCTGGGCTGAATTGTACCCTATCTCAGAACCTCTTATCAAATTCTCTAAACAACCTTTCTCAGGAGTGTAGGTATTTGTGTCAAGGTTCTCCGACAATGCAAACCCTTTGAAGTGGTCTGCTATTGTGTTTACTGCGGTTTCAAGTTTCTTCATTTTATCCTCCTTTGGTTAATGATTAAACTTGCCAACTCGGCAGGAAACCACCATAAAAAGGGATCAAGTGTTAAATTGGGGGGAACCTTTAGGGGGAACCGATTTAATACTTGAAGCCCCACCCCTTGCCTGTGGGGCGATTCCTCTTTTTTGGATGGTTTACTTTGGCAAAGTATTAATCATCCAAAGGAGTAAAATGTTAGAAACTTCCGCAGTAACACTAGCAGACACTACATCTAGGGTGCATTGTCGGTAGCTTGACACATAATACATCTACCGCTATACTACCTGAAAGGTTTTAACAGAGAATTAGATAGAGGTTAGATAGAGTTCAATGCCCAAGCTACCAATCATGACTAAGCGTACTTCTGAGGAAACGAAGATTAGTGGAAAAGCGAAGTTGCTTGTAGATACACTCGTAGCCACAGGATGTACTATCACAGAAGCGTCAAAACTCGCTGGTTACAAGGGTAATTCAGCTCGTGTTAGTGCTTCTAGGATGCTACGAAAACCTGAGGTACAAGCGTACATGATGCAAGAGATCAACAGATCGCTTGGGCTGAACTCTGCAAAAGCCAGTGCCAAGCTGGTAGCCCTTTCTCAGGGGGCTAAGTCAGAGTATGTTCAGCTCGAAGCTAGTAAAGACATACTTGATCGAGCTGGTTTCAAAGCCCCTGAGAAACACCAACACTTGGTTGGTGGCGATTTCTCCATCAATATTGATCTGTCGTAGAAATCACAGGGCTACCGCTTGTCAGTTACTACTGGGGTTCAAAAATCTAGGTACTGCTACAGCAAGTGGGGTTGCCCTCACAATATAACTCTTTAAGGTTCGATCATTTTGTGCTAAACAAATTGCATGGCTTATAAAACACCAGCATGGACTAGGAAAGCAGGGAAGAACCCTAAGGGCGGACTCAATGCTAAAGGTCGTGCATCTTACAAAGGTGGTACGCTAAAGCCCCCTGTTAAGTCAGGAGATAACCCTAGAAGAGCATCTTTCCTTGCTAGAATGGGTAATATGCGAGGCCCTGAATATAAGAATGGTAAGCCGACTAGACTTCTTTTAAGTTTAAAAGCATGGGGAGCATCTTCAAAAGCAGATGCTAGAAAAAAAGCAAAGAATATATCTATGCGTCTTAAAAAGAAAAAAATGAAAAAGAAAGGCAAGGCATAATGAAAGGAGTACCTCATTACACTAAAGATGGTAAGGAATATAAAGGCAAAACTCATAAGATGAAAGATGGTAGTTTGCACACAGGTGCAACACATACAGCATCTAGTAAAAATTTATTTCACTTTAAAGATTTACCAAAACAGGTAAAAAGTAAAATAATGAAAATGAAAAAAAAGAAAGGATAACATTATGTATGGTTCTAAAGGTAAAAGCAAAACTATGTTAAAAGGTAAACAAAAGAATTTACCTAAAGCATTGAAGAAAAAGATTCTTGCTTCTATGATGAAGAAGAAAAAGAAAAGTGCGTAAATACTGGGTGCGTGTTTGGGTAAGAGGCGAAACAGAATTATTAGAAGAAGAAGTTTTGACCGAAGAAGAGTTTAAAAATTTTTTAACCCCAAAAGGTACTAGAGTAACATACGAGGATTACAATGACAAAATTCACACCAAAGACAAACAGCCCTGATGGCAGAAACAACTCAAAGGAAAACTATGAAAGTTCGAGAGCAATCAGAAAAAGATCAAAGCAAGAACAAGAAGTCTATGACTCCATTGCAAAAGAATCAAGCAAGAGCGGAGAAGATACTTCAGAACGAAGCAACTGAACAGAATACTAGACGACAACGACAAATAGATCAGTATGTTGAAATGAAAATGATTAAAGGTCATTCAAAAGAAGATGCTGAAAGAATGGCAAAAGAACAAATTACTACAAAACAATTATGAGTACTGCTAAAAAAAATAAACCATCATTATGGAAAAGAATTGTTGCTAGAATAAAATCACAAGCATCACATGGTACAAGGGCTGGACAATGGTCAGGAAGAAAAGCCCAAGCGGCAGTAAAGGCATATAAGAAAGCAGGTGGTG